TCAGCCATTGTTCGGTGGGGTTGCTGATACCAATTTTTGAAGGTCAACGCAAGTCCCTGCGTTAGTGGGAACCGGAAAAAGCGGTTGGCAGTTATCCGCAAAACTGCCGGAAAGGAAGGTCAAAACATGGGAAAATTGCAGATTGTATATCTGCCGCCGGGCGATCTGAAACCATACGAAAAGAATGCCCGGAAACATGCACCGGATGATATCGAGGCAATCAAGAAGTCAATCCTGGAGGATGGCTTCAATGATCCTATCGGCATCTGGGGCAAGGATAACGTGATTGTCGAAGGCCACGGGCGACAGATCGCCGCAACGGAACTCGGCCTTGAACAGGTTCCATGCATCCGGCTGGATCACCTGTCCGACAAACAACGGCGGGAGTACATGATCCGGCATAACAGGACGGCGGAGCTGTCAGCATGGGATTTCCAGACGCTTGAGGAAGAATGTGCCGCCCTGGCTATCGAGGGACAGGAGTTCGAAGAACTGAAGTTCTCCTTTGATGGTATAAATGACAATTACGTGGAGGATTTCTTTGACCGTGGGGTTGAAGCGAAGCAGAAAACAGAGGTTCTCGGCGTGAAGGTTATTTGCGGCACACAGGCCCAGGTCGAAGAAGTGATGCAAATGCTTTCGGATGCAGGGTTTAACCCGGAGGCATTATGAAAGCGGAGCAGATGCACGGCTGTCTTGGACAGAATGTCAAAGTTCATTTTGCCGGAAGCGAAAATGTGGATTTTGCATACGTTCTGCATGAGGCCGGTGTGCGGTATTACCTGTTCACCGTGCTTCCGTTTATCATGGATCAGTTCAATATAAAATGGGGACGGATCACCAACGCAAAGCACATGAACCCGTGGGAACATCTTCCGAAACTTGGAAATCATGTAATCATGGATTCCGGGCTTTTTACGCTCATGTTCGGAGCCTGCAAGGATGTTCAGCCGGACGAAAACTTCCTCCGAAGGTATAAAGATGCGATTGTTGGCTTCGTGGATGAGCATAAGGCGTACAACCTCACCTGTGTTGAATGCGATTGTCAAAAACTGCTCGGGACTGACCTTGCGTGGGAACTGCGACAGCAAATGCGCGACCAGCTACCGAAAAACAGGATCATCAACGTATTTCATTACGAAGACGGCAAATATGGCTTGGATCGGATGATTGAATTCGCGGAATATATCGCTATTTCCGTTCCTGAACTTCGGATCGTAAAGCCGAAAACCTACAAAGAAGATGTTTACAGGCTGGCTTGTTACATCAAGGAGAAAAAACCGGAAATTGATATTCACCTACTTGGAGGAACAGAAAAAGAAATGCTCCGCCGGTGCCGGTTTTGTACCAGTGCGGATTCTACAACATGGCAACAGGTCAACCGGTACGGAGGGATCGGCAAATATCGAACACGCGATATAAAGCCTGAAAAAGTCAAGGAAGAATGGGAACACATTAAAGACCTATTGCGAAGTATTGATATCGAGCCAACGGAAAAACGCATCTACTACTACTACTACATGGCGGGGCTGATTCTTCGCCGGGAATATATCAAGTACGCAGGGAACCAGGATTGACCTTCCGGAAACTGCAATGTCGAAAGACACAAAACGAAAGGAAGAAAGAAAAATGAATCATCTGTACCTTATCATCGAAATCATTGTTGCGTTTGGACTTTTGCTCGCTGCGAAGAAGTTTTTCGGCAAGGTCGGCGTTCTCGCATGGATCGCCCTGGCTACCGTTTTCGCAAACATCTTTGAAGCAAAGAATATTGACCTGTTCGGACTGAACCTTGCCGCCGGTCACGTTATGTTCGGTTCCGTTTTTCTTGCAACCGACATACTGTCCGAATATTACGGCAAAAAGGCCGCAAAAACCGGTGTTTGGATTGGACTCGCAGCAGATATTGCTTTGATTGCTACAACGCAAATTTGCCGCCTTTATGTGCCCTCTGTAGCTGATAGTGCAGACCCGGCTATTCAAAGGTTATTTACCATGAGCCTCCGTATCACAGCGGCCAGCGCAGTCATGTTCTTTATCTCAAACTGGTGTGATGTTCTCTTGTTTGCAAAAATCCGGGAATTGACCGGCGGCAGATACTTGTGGCTTCGAAACAATGTAGCAACAATCCTGTGCAACTGCTTGGAAAATTTTCTGTTCTATATTCTGGCATTTTACCCGACCTTCAGCATGGGGCAGATTTTCAGCATGGGCCTTGCGACCTGTCTGCTTGAGTGCATCATAGGCATTTGCGACACGCCTTTCCTGTATCTCGCAAAACGGCTGAAACATGGAGATGAACCGGATGAAGTATGAGATAATCGGTTTGGCCGGTACTCTGCTTATCCTGATTGGATTTTTGTCAAACAGCGAAGAGAAGATCCGAATCTTCGACATGATTGGTTCTGCCTGCTTTGTGGTCTATGGAATCTTTATAGGCGCATATAGCAATATCGTTTTGAACGGGATTCTGATCTTCGTTCACCTTTACAAGCTCAACAGGATGAAAAAACGGGGGTGATCCTCATTGAAAAAAACAACGGGATAAATTGGGATGCCATCCGGGCAGAATACATCGGAGGCGGTATAAGCCAAAGGAAACTTGCTGAAAAACACGGGGTCAGTGCTGACAATCTGATGCAAAGGGCGAATCGGGAACATTGGAAACAAGACCGAGATAAGGCCACAAGCAAGGCAATAGCAAAAACACAGCAAAAGGTCGCGGACGCGATTTGTGATAATGTGACCATTGCCGCCAGGATCAGAACAAAACTTCTGCAACGGTTAGAGAAAGAGATTGACCGGCTTCCTGAAAAAATCGGGAGCGAATCAATTAACAACATTGTTGAGTATGGAAAGACCAAAAAGGGCAACAGACAGCGCAAGGAAGTTTCTATCGGGTACAAGTTGAAAGACCTTGCGGCGGCTTATAAAGACCTGACCGCTGACATGGTGCAAACAGAGCAGACAGGCAACGAACTGCTTCAAAGCCTGCTTGACCTTGAAAGGCGGGCAGAATCATGATCGAATGGGGAGCCAAACAGTCTGACCTGATTATGAAGCCCTTTGACCGGACTCTTGACTGGCTGGAGGGAACACCCAGAAGCGGCAAAACAACCGCCGGAATCATGCGTTTTGCCCGTCACCTTATACGGAGCCGGGATAATATACATCTTGTGACGGCTTATTCAGCAGAACAGGCTTTCCGGCTGATTATGGACGGGGACGGCATGGGCCTTCTGCATATCTTCAAAGGTCATTGCAGAACAAGCCATGATGACTCTGGGGCACATCTGCTGATCCACCTTCCGGATGGTGACAAAAAGGTCTATTGGAAGGGCGGCGGCAAGGCAGATAGCCACAAAGCAATAACCGGTATGTCGCTCGGAAGCGTTTATTTCTGCGAAATCAATCTGTTGCATGATAGCATGGTGCAGGAATGTTTCCGCAGAACATACGCCGCAAAAGACCGTTGGCATATTGCCGACCTTAACCCACCTTCCCCGGCTGATCCTTGCATAAAGAATGTGCTGAATGTTCAGGATTGCCGGTTTATCCATTGGCGGTGCGAGGATAACCCGATACTGACACCGCAACGGCTGGCAGAGATCGAAGCGGCCTGCAAAAAAAGCCCGTTCCTTTATAAGCGTGACTGGTTAGGGGAAAGGGTCATTCCGGAAGGCGTTATTTACTGGATGTTCAACCCGGAAAAGCACATCCTGTCGAAGCTCCCGGATGATCTTCACCCGGTGGAAGCGTTCGTGGCAGGTGACGGCGGGACAACCGATGCAACGAGCATCGGGTTTTTTATTGTCGGGTATTTCGGTGATCCGTACTTCGGAGAAAAGGATTGGCGGTTGTATTGCGTGGGCGACTGGTACTACAACGGCGGTCAGATGGCTATGAGCGACCAGGCAAAGCATATCTGCGGTGAGTTCTTTCCGTATATGCGGAACAAGTACAGAATGCGGGAAAGTGATATCTACATTGACCCGGCCTGTAAAGCATTGCGGCTTGAAATTGAAAAGTTCGGACTGAACACAAGCGGCGCAGACAATAACGCCCACGATGTGAAGGGCTCTTCCAAAGGGCTGAAGGTCGGTATTGAAATGTTGCAAAACTTGATAAATGATGGGCGATTCTTTCTTGTGGAGGATGAACGATATGGAACGGAAGCATTTGTCAAGGAGGCAGGACTTTACTGCGTGAATGAACACGGAGAACCTGTTGATGCATACAATCATGTTTTAGACCGTACACGCTACGCAGGAAACCATTTCATGAAGGCTTACGGGCTTTGGAGTTGATGCAATGCGAATCAGAGATTTTTTCAGAAACAGGGTGAATCGAATGGCTGAAGGCATGGATGTTTTCAAAAAGGATGTATTCGAGCTGGAAGGCGTACCAGCTTTCCGGGAGTATTACACCCTGTTTATTTTCGTCTGGCAGGCGATCTATAAAGGTTTCTACAAGGCGTGGCATGAAGTCCCGGTGAAGACGATCCGTGATCCCAAAGGAAAGACACGGACGTTGGCGACAATGAACGCCGGAAAGATGGCCTGTTCACAGATGGCACGGTATGTCTGGAATGAACGCTGTTCCATTA